CTTTTTTAACTATCCTAGGACGTACTAGGTGAAATGTTTTTCTTTCTACAACTCTATCACTTCCAATTTTAGAAGTAGACTGATTGTGTTCCAGGGGTAAAGGCAACGCCTAGACCCGAGATGATGATAACGTGGTAGTACAAGTTAGCACCAAATATATTGTCGACTACACCGTAGCGGGTCATGAGACCAACACGGGGAGCGAAATCATTTGGACCAATTGTACGCTGTACCATAACAGGGATGTATGGGCAGTAGATAATACCAGTGTCGTAGAACTCAGGACCCTTGTAGCCCAACAGGGCATACTCGAGCGGTTGCTGACGAGCACCAGATTGAAACTGTGCCTCAGTACGTGTGTCACGATACACATTAAAACGTCCACCAAGTGAACCTACCTTAGCTACGCCTACTGGTTGTGTGTTTACATTACCCTGTACAGGTACCCACTGGAATTCAGGGAGCATCTCAAGGATAGCGCAAACGCGAGGTGTTGCAACAACAAAGTTGGCTGCACCACGACGATTACGAACAGCAATACGGTTAGCTTCGATAATTAATCTCTGATAGAAATCGCGATTACGTTCAACGAGCCAACGGCCGTCTGCTGAAGCTGGGCTCCAAACAGAGTAGCCGGTGTTTACGCCAGCGTTTAGAGCGACCTGGATCATGCGGATGATCATTTCACGATCGATTTCTGCCTGTAGCTCATAGCTCATGGCATTTGTCAATTCAGTGTCAATGTCAATACCGTTCATGTTCTTAAGATCTTGCTCCAATTCTACTGACCAGCGAGCGCCTAGTCTACGTGTACCAGCTTCAACTGCTGTCTTCTCAAAAGAAACTACGACTTGAGGGATTTTACCCGTCAATTCGAAGTCCTTGAGAATACGTGCTACACCTGCATCTGATCCGAGGATCGAGAAGGCAGAGTTACCGGACAAGCCGGCAGATGATGTACCAGTGAAACGTGTATCTAGGAACTGATAGCCCAATTCTTGTCCATCAGTACCTGCGGCAGTTGTGCTGCCGTAATCAGTACCAACGGTTGCACCGGTAGCTGATGGCTGACCATCAACACCGTTACCAAGGGCCTCATTCTCGTAACGATAGCGCAAAGCAAATGCCAAACCCACTGGGCCTGACATAGGCTGCACGCCAACGATTTCATTAGAAATAAGTTCTGGGAACGTTCTACGAATCATCGGAATCAAGATCTTTGGAAGACGATAATCACCTGCTGCATAGGAATCAGTGCCAGGAGTACCAGCTGGATTATTAGTCCAATTGGATGTCTGGAATGTACCTACAGAGCCTGTTGAACCTGCTTGATCAGGAAGAGTAGGCACATAATTTGGGCCTGCTTCCCTTAAGCACCATTGCTCTTGGTTTTCCAAGAGAATAGCTGTGTTCAAACGGGTATGATCATCTTCGATTGCTGCAACATTCTTGGAAGAGTAATCCAATACTGGACTCCACTTTTCAAGAAGAGCTGCGGCTCTTGATTCGTCAATATATGACTGCGAAGGACGAACAACTTTTTTCATAATATGAATAAATTTCTCCGTAACATAGTCGACCGTTTTTTCCTATTAAGGCTTAAGCCTCAACGAAACTGCAAAAAAATTAGTATTTGCTGAGCTCTTTGAGGTAGTATTTTGATGAATCTTCAGCTGCAGGTAGATTTGTATTTTCGCCTATCAACTGTTCTTCAATAACAGGGCGATCTACTTCAGATGTAGTTGATTCTTCAACTGCCTCAGTGGCTAGAGTTTCGAGCCGTTCTGTCTCAGACTTTTCAAACATTTTAACAGTGTAGTCAAAGTTTTCTTTTACAAATTCAGGATTCTTGCCTTCAAAAAGTCTAACTACTTGTTCGACTTTCTTGGGATCCATGTCTTTTGTCTTTTCCGCAAAAAGATTTTTTGATTCAATCTCTTTGAGCTTTGACTTCAATGCTGCATTCTCTGAGAGAACAGCTTCAAGCTTTTTATTAGCTTCATTAATTTGATTCTTACCATCAATTACAGCGTCGCGAATACAACTATTTGCAAGAGCTTCATCAACGGCGAGAGTCTTTTTGATACTTTCAAGAACTGCGACTGCGCGCTTGTTCTTTACTGCTTCATTGATTGATGCAGCAGGGATTGCTTCATCAATATAAAGTTCAAGATAATTTGATATGTTTTCAACCAAATTATTTTTGAAATTCTTTGCATCATTGTTTGACATGCCTTCATATTTCTCAATAACGTTCTTGAGCTTGTTGGTATGATCAGCAACAACTGCTTCATAAACTTTGTTTAACTTTGCTGTATGATCTGTGTCAATAGCAGAGACAAGCTTTTCCAGCTTGTTTGAATAATCTTCATCTTGCTCAATTAGAGCTTTTTCAACGTGAAGCTTGACTTTTGTGTTAACAGCTTCATTAAAAATGTTCTGCAATTCATTAAGTGTCTCCTCAGAGAGTATATCTTTGGTTGCTTCTTTTAGTACGTCTTTTACTTCTTTCATAAATTATTATTTTGCAACCTCAGAGATTTTATGTTTAATTTTCTCTTCAATTGCGTTCTTTAAATATTTATTGGCCGCGGCAAAATTTTTCTCAGAAATTGCTTGAATAAATTGACTAATTTCAAGCTTGATGTCGTTCTTGGCTAAATTCTTCTGCATAAAAATATTTATCCTACCAGACTCATTTTTTTGAAGAAATTAGATATTTGTTCCTTCAGATATGACTCCACATCCACTCTGGGTAGTTTGTTTAGTTTGTTGGAGAACGTTTCGTACACTTCAGCATACTTGCCATCTGCTTCCACAACAAACTGCTTGGATTCAAGAATACCATTGACAAAAGCTTTGGGAAACGATGGATCTGCAACACAATCAATTGCCACTAAGCGCATTTCTGTAACACGTTGCACACCACTGTCTTGCTCTTCTAATTTGCCTAAAGCACGAGATGACATGCCAACTTTAACACCATCATTCACAAGAGAACGCACAATCATGCCCATGGGTGTGGTTAAAACTTTTGACTTGCCATAAAACACATTGCCATCTTGTCTGAGTTCAGTGACAAGGTGACAAGCCCTCTCCAAATCAACATCAGCAGTTGCAGGGTGATTTAATTCTCCCATGGCACGGTTATTCTTAATAAGCTCGTTACTGTAACGGGTTACTTCACGTGCCATCTCATTTACATCATATACTCTGTTGTTTTTATTAACACCTTCTGCCATCATGTATGGGCCGTTAATATACAGGGTAGCTGGGCCTTTAGAATTTTTTTCCTCTAAAACATACTCAAATTGTTCTTCTGGAGCAGGTTTTTCTACCAATAGTTTTAGGGCCATAATATTATTTATTGTCTACACAGTTTAAAAAAACAGTTTTTCACTGAATTTCTAGATTAAAACGGTTGTAGAGCTACCCTGGCCCATTTGTTTGTAGCAGTGCATACATACATGAATGTACCGTTTGCGGCTATAGCAATTGCTCCAGGATTACCAGCAGATGTAGCGGTTGCTGGTGCACTATTATAAAAGGGCACATTACCAAGAGTAGTAGCACCTGTTGTTGCGGCAGTAAATGTACCACTACCTGTTCTATATATAAACCCGTCAGTATTAATGTTGTGTAATGCTAATGCTTGTCCTGCCAAAGCAATACTAGGGTTACCAGCTACACCATTACCGTTAGTTACTGTGACACCAGTGCCGCTTGATATGGTTCTACCTGCAACTGTACCAGCTGCAGTTCTGGTTATGAGACCATCTGTGCCTAAATTGTGTAGTGCTAATGCTTGACCTATTAATGATATTTGACCCATGTAGTTATTTATCTATCTATATAATCCTATCAATAAAATATTTTGGTAGTCTATGTTTGTGTGTTTTAATAACATCGACTATATTTCCATCCAGAATATATGTTACAGAGTAATCATTCTTGCTTCTTGTGGCTCTTCCTGTTGCTTGAACCATGGCATTTAACATCTTATCAATGTACCAATTCTTATCCAATTCAAATAACTTCTTAACCCTCTTGGAAGACAATGGCAGGTATGGCAATTTAACTATAATTTGAAATCTGGCCAATTCATCCTTAAGATCGATACCAAACGATAGGGATGGTGATACAAGAACAGTAGGTTTGCTGCTTGAGGAATGCTCTTTGAGAATATCTTCATTTTTTGAAGCAAGCTCTCGAAAGAGAAATCTTTCCCCATGTAATCTGGTCTTTATATATTCTGTTATCTCCATGGTATGTGTATGTATGAC